ACCAGAACGGCTCATCCAGGTCGCTAATCCCGTAATTCGTGCCGGGATCGGTATCTTGCGACAACACGTCGGCGATCGGGCCGCCGCCGGCCGCCGTCATGTCATAGGTGCCGAAAGCGTTGGGATTGCCTTTCAAGCCGAGCGACGCCGTGACGCCGCAGGCGTCCCACAGGATCATGCTGCCGGTGTCCATCAACCCGTTCGACGGCACATAGCCGACGAAATAGCGCGAGCCAGGCTCGTCGCCGTCCCCAACCTCCACCGTCGAATTGACGGCGCGGAGCTCCGCACAGCGGTTGATGCTGTTGATCGGGTCCAACTTGGTTGGATCGCGGTAGCCGCTGCCATAGCGCGTCTCGACTGCCATGCCTTCCTCCATGTGAAGTCGCCGGCGAGCTCGCGCTCGCCGGCGTCGGGGTCCTACTATTTCAAGGTGATGATCTTGACGGTCTTTTTGTCCTCACTCCGCGACGCCCCGCACCACCGCTCGATTTGCGGATGCGGGCGCATCAACTTGTCGGGACGGAGCGGAACCTGCGTTTCGACCGGCGAGAAATCGCCGTAGTGCATTCCCGACTTGCACCACAGCGCGGCCTGCCAGTGCGTCGCGTCCGCCTCCGCGATCGCCGCGGCGCCGTCGAGAGGCGGCAGAATGGTCACGTCCAGAATGTCGACGCGCATCGGCGCATCCAGAACGTGACGGTCGCGATAGTCGCTGTTGATGTAGGTCAGGTCGCGGAACAGTTCTTCCTGCTGTTGCGCGTTGAGCCCGAGATAGAGCTCCTCCATTCCCAGGTCCACCTGGTCCTCCTGCATGAGGCGGCGTGCGCGAATGATCTTCGCCACGTTCATGCCCGCGTCGGTCAAGCCGTCGGCCGAGCCCACCGTGGTCGCCACGGTCTTGCCGGCCCAGGTCGACGTTGTGGCGCCGTCCAGGCCGATGCGCCGCGGGCCGAACACCGCCGTCGCCATGATGGTGTCGACCGCCCGCACCACCGCCGCCGCGCCAGCTTGCACGAACGGCGATTGATAGTCGGTGAGGGCTTTGATCGCGTCCTCTTTCTCGATGATCTTGCCCCACGCGATTTGCGTGGGCTGCACCCAGATCGGCTCGATTTGGTTATCGATGTTCGGGGTATCCGCGGCGCGCCCGAGATTGAGCACCGCGGCCGTCGTGCCGATCAGTTCGAGCATGCAGGCGAGCCGGCCCTTGAGGTCGGGCTCATAGGTGAACGCCGACTCGAGCTTGCTGCGGATTTGCTGCACCGCGAGCTCGACGTTCATTTGGTAGGTAAGTTTATGTGCGTCAGTAATCGGACCCATCGGGGCCTCCACCAGATCGAAGCGCCGACGCCGATCGCGGAGCGATCAACGCCGACTGTTGCGGTTTTGGGTTGCTTCGATCGGATTGGCGGCGAGTTGCCTCGCGGGTCCGACCTACGGGTTAACGCCCCCGTGGCGGCGCGGCTTTCGCGCGGGTCAGGCCGGGTCCCCTTTGCCCGAGGGGATTAGCGGGCCTTTCGTGGAGGAGCTCCCGCCCGTCATCGGGTTGGGCTGGAGCTCCTCCGGTCCTCGAGGGTGCTAGTTGCCTCAAGGAGGGCGGACGATCTTTTGCGCGACTCTTGCGAGTCGTCAATCTCTCTCACGGCACCGGCTGCAGCACCGACACGTTTTGGCAGCTGGTCGACCTGCAGCTGGTCGACTTGCAGCTGGTCGATGCGCAGGAACGCGGCATCAGGTTTCTCGCGGTTGCGGGATCGACGTATAGGCGGCGTGGTCGGTGTCCGCCGTCACATGCTCGACCGCCACCAGCTGCCCGCCGCTAAATTCCAAAATCCACTCATGCCCGGTGACCCGGTAAGATCCATTGGGCACCTTGTTGTTTTTCAGGCGGCGCAGGCTGTCGTTGTCGGGGAGCTCATAGAAGGGTTCGTGCAGCGCCGCCTCCGGCACCGCCGATGACCACACCTGGCTCATGTGTTCCACCGCGCGATCGACTTCCTCCGGCGCCGGCGCCGGCGGCCGTGCTGCTGGTCTATTCGACTCGTCTCGAGTCGCTGTTTCCATTCGGTCTTGCTGCACTTCGTGGTGCTTCGCCACTGTTACCTCCCGCCGGCGCGCCGGCTTTGCCTTCGATTTCTTTTTCGACGCCATCACGTCCTCCCGCGACCAGCCCGCTCGAGCTCATCGATCAGCTTTTGCCGGCGCGCCATCACGTCCTCGTAACGCGGATCGCGACGGTCCTTGATCACGGAGACGTTGTCGGTTTCCCATTTCTTGAGCTCCGCCGTGATGGTCGACGGCGAGCGCCCGAAACCAACAGAACCGCCGCTCGCGCCCGGCAGCTGCTCCTCGCCGAGGAGCTCGCCCAGGCGCGCGAACGCCTTGACCAGGCCGGGCGAGCCGAGCGCCACCTCGAGGTGGCGCGTATCCTCCGCACCGATCCCGAGCAGCTGAAACGCCCGCTTCGCGACCGTGCGCTTGGTGTCGTAGTCGTTGCCCCATTCCTTGCGCAGCGCGCCCTCTGCCGCGGCGATCTCGCCGGAGAGCTTCGCTTCGTTCGCCGTCGCCAGTTGATTGCCCCATTGCACCGCCCAATTTGCCACCGCCTGCAGCTGCGCCGGCGGCACCTTCGCTTCGTGGCCGGCCTTGAGCATGCCGTTCCAAAATTCCTCGTTGAGAACGTGACCGTTCTCCATGGTCGGCTTCGGCACCTTGGTCGCGTATTTCGCCGGGTCGGGATCGTAGCCGAGCTCCGTGAAGCCATCCCATTCGAGCAGCTTGGTCGGATCGGGCTTGACCATCGCCTTGCGATCGCGCGCCAGGGTTTCGTACATCGACGCCGATTTGACCAATGGCGCGAGCCCGTCGAAGTTTTTGCTTGCCAGATAGGTCGTAGAATCGCCGTCCAGGTTGAATGACGAATACCAGGGCGCAGCGCCGCCACCGCCCGCCGGCGTGCCTCCGCTAGGCGCCCCGCCGGCGCCGGTCGTGCCACCGCCGCCGGCAGGAGTGCCGCCGCCGCCGCCGGCGGGAGAGCCACCCGCGCCGGCGCCGCCTGCAGCTGCGCCTTCCGGCGCCCGCAAGCCGTATCGGTAGAGTTCGAAATTACGCAGCATCACTGTGCCCTTCGCGCATGCGCCTTACCTCCGTCAGCGCCATTGGATCGATACGGGTCAGCTGCAGGAGCTCGAGCACGCAACGCCGTCGCCCCTCCGCAACGCCCGCGGTGAATAGACTTTCGCTGTTCGGCGCCGGGCGAAAAACGTGATTGCGTTGGCAGAGATCGGCGAGCAACAGCTGCGACTGCCGCAGCGCCGCATACTCGCCGCCGAGCCTGGTGCGCTGGAGCTCGTTCGGCCACATCGCAAAAGCGTTCTTCACCCAATCGCTAACCTTCATGCCCTGTATCCAGGCGGCCAGCGCAGGCACATTCCCGGCGGGATCAACCACCAGGCATGCGCGGCGGCCGGCGAGCAGATGCTCGCTTGCGGCGGGAGCAGATACCAAGCATTCGGCATTTTCACCTCCTATGGATGCACCGGCGCGCCAAAGACGTGCCACCCCAACAACAAAAACAGGATGAACAGGAACAAGCTGTTCACCCATATCCCGTGCTGAACTGGCGAGTAAAAGCTCCAGCTGCTGAACACCAGCCAGAGCAGCATGAGAATCCAGAAGATTAGACCAAAGCCCATGTCACCCTCCCGGTGCCGGTTTAGTCGCCGCCTTCACGCCCCACATCGCGCCGTCCTCGATGTGCGTCATGGCAAGAGCTTTGAGTCGCTTCACCTCGCCGCCGTCGCTCTCGATGCTCTCGACTAGATCGATCAGGTCGGCAGCCGCCCGCTTGATCTTGTTGACCATCTCATTGCCGCCAGGGTTGAAGCTGATTCCGACGCGATACTCGCCAGTGGTCATGTCACCCTCCCGGCTGCGCCGGCGCGCGGCCGGCGGAAAGTGTCGTTGCTTGTTGCGCATGCGCCACGTCGGCGACGATGCTCGCTTGCTGCTGCGCCTGCGCCAGCTGCGCCGATTGCTGCGCCGCCTGGGCGCGGCCTTCCCGCAGCATTTGGATTTGGGATTCGGTGCGCCGCACCGACGGATCGGCAACCATGCTTTGATGCAGCAGCAGCGCCGCCTCATCGGAGTTGACCACATCGAGCACGGACGGATCGCCGGTCGCCTGCGCCAGGCCGGCGAGCGCGTTCCACCATTGCAATGTGCCGCGGGCGATTTCCGCGCGTTGCGCCTTTTCGAACGGGCTTTCGAACTTGATGCGGATGCGGTGCCCGACGAGCTCCGGCGGGACCTGCAGCAGATCGAACGCGCCTTGACGCGCCAGGATGCCGTCGCGCCGTGTCACGAAGCTGGAAAGCCCCTTCTGCAGCGGCATCAAATGCGGCGCCAACAGTTTGAGGTCCTCCTCCTTGAAGCCGAGGAACTCCGTCGCCGTCATCTGCGGGCGGTTTTTCAGGATTTGCCACAGCCCGAACTTGAAGGCGTTGCGGATGGCGTTGCGCAGTTGCTCGCGCTCCGCCAGCGGATACTGCAGATTCTCGCCGCGCTTGAGCACCTCCACCTGGCGCTTGCCGTCCTTGGTCATGCCGCCATAGACCAGGCCGTGCGGGCGAACTTCCTCCGCTACCAACACGTCCTCGCTGGCAACCAGGAGCATCGGCTCCGCTTCGAACTGCATCGCCACTTGCGACAGCCTCGACATTTCGTCGTTGCTGCGCATGTCCGGCAGCGCGTCGTGTCCAGGCCCGACCGCCCACGATTTCCCCGACCGTCGCGACCATTGGATTTCGTGATACGGCATTTCGTAAAAGCCGCCGTTGATCTCAAACGTGTGCTTGTCCGGCGAAACGTAAGTGCTCAACCAGGGAAAGCCGTAACGCCCGAGCCGGCCCGGTCGGTAGTCGGGATTTTCGAACACCGCATGGATGAACTTGGCGCGCTCCTCGTCGCGCATTTCGGGCGCGCGATCGCGCCATTGGTCGCGTGCCTGGCGCCCGGTCAGCATGAACTCGCGATGAAAACGGTTCGTCTCGCCGGCGGCGTTCACCGCCTTAAAACATTCGTTGATCGGGATCACGCGCTCGATCACCCGGTTGGTGGCGACAACCTCCTCCTGCGAGAGGAAGCCGCTGCCGAACCCGCCCATGTCGGCGAACCAGGGCGGCACGTTGAGATAGAAATCCGAAATCCCCGGATTGAGACTCGCGTAGTGCAGCGACCCGCGGTCCCACAGGTACTGCTTGACCGGCCCGTAACTCATTAGGTCCTCGTCATCGATGACGAGCTCGAACCAGCGCGTTGCCGGATTGGTCGCGTTCGAGAACATGCCGCCCACGAAATCGTCGTTGGCGTAGAGCGGAGTCGAATCGAAGGCCACGTCCCAATCGCGATCGGTGCGCGACGACACCTCCATGTTCTGCTGGTCGGGCCGCAGATAGCGCGCGATCTCGCGCCACATGCGCTCCTCGAGCGCGCGCTCCTGGCGCATCTCGCTATGGACCTTCTCGAGCTCCTGCCAGGTTGGCATGGATCACATGCCCGTCAGCATTTTGTAGCCGGTCGGCGGCTCGCCGAAGAATTGCGCGCCCGACGTTTTCGAGAATGACGCGCCCGACATGAGTCGGCGCATGCGCTCCTCCGCAGCCTCGCGCGCCGAGGCGCTATCGGACACCGGCAGCGCGGCCTTGCGTGCGGCCTCGACCGCCTTCGTCTGCGCCTGCATCGCCTCCGTAATGGCTGCCGTTGACGCCTGCTGTTGCTGTGCGAGCAGCTGCGTCTGTTTTTGCTGCTCCCCCTGCTGTTGGATTTGCGCAGCTTC